GCTTCGTTACCAGCAACAAAATCTGCTGTAAAAGTAATCGTTATTTTACTAAACTCTGCCATCTTCTTTTAAAATAAAATTCATAAAATTTTCAATATCCAATCCGTATGCTTCAACTAATTCATTAGGTAATTTTTTAAACTCACTTTCAAAAGGATTTGTAAAAAATTTAGTTGGCTTTATTCCGTAATTAAACACTCCAACCGCTGTTCTAAAATTAAGCTGCTTACGTGTTAAAAATCTTCCTTTCTCATCTCTTGCTGCTCTACCTCTTATTACATTCCATTTGTCGAATGCTTTAGGTGGTGGCATACCTTTTAATCCTGTTTTACCGCCCTTAGATTTATAAGCGAAGCCACCTAATGACGAACCGCTTTTAACACCTTTAACACCCTTATCAATAAACGGCAAATAATTTTCAGCAAATAAATCTGCACTTATACTATTTGGCGAAACTTTAACAAAATAATTAAAACTATTGCTTAGGTTTTTACTTGCATTAATGCCTTTACTATTTAAGTTTTCTTTTGCCTTACTAATTACAGAGGTAAAAAACTTATCTAATATTTTTTTTGTTTCTACATTATTCATTTGTACAAGCCTTTACATAAATATCAGGTACATCTAAAGTAAAAGTTTGCTGCCACCCATCTAATGTATTTTCCCGTACAAATGATAATAATTCAGCCGCACCGATAGCACTTGCAGATATGTCAGCATCAAAAATATCCTTAATTATTTTTAATTCTCCTGTTCTTAAAATATCACGTGTCTTATTCCAGTTCTCGTGTCGATTGTCGTTTTTCCAAAACTTATCTCTGTCTTGCTTTTTGTTTACATCTCTAATATCAACAACAGTTACAACAACATTATACTGAACCGTAGAGGTGTTTAAAGAACCTATAAAAGGACTATCGGTAACATCTAAATGTACTAAAGGAAATAGATTTTTCTTGTAATTATCCACCTCCGAGGCATCTCCAGTTATAACCGTACTGGTTCTGTCGTCGCTTTCAAACACCTTTTTTAATGTTTCTATGGTTAAGAAATAACTCATTATTTTTTATTTATTAAATCCGCTTCTAATTTGTTCTTTTCGCTTTCAAAACTTAAAAACATTAATGCTTCGTGTAATCTAAGTTTACCAACTTTGTCAAACTTGAAAATACTTCCCTTTGCGAGTTGATAAAAGCTGTTATACCAACCCCACTTTGCGCCAAAATCTGCGACACCTCTGGACTGCGTTCCACCTCCTCCGCTATAAAGTTCGGGATATAGTTCAGCAAGTCTGTCATTAAATTGCAAAAAAAAACATTTGCACCTAAAGCAATATTTAAAGGCACATCTAAACCGTTTCCGTTTGCTTTATAGTCTTCTATTAAATAGCCGTTATGCCGCTTTATCTTTATTGGTCTATACAAGACGTTCATTGCTTTATTGAGCGTGCTTACATCTTTTAAAAACGTGTCTAAGTCGGCTTTTTCTGCTACTGTTATATCGTCAAGCTGTGGAATAAACCCATAGTCCAAACCATCCATTTTAAACGTAGGTATAAACTCAGGCTTTGCGCTTAATGTTTCTGTAATTTGAGCCACAATACTTTCAAAGTCTTTTGCCCTAATATTATCTACGACTTTATCTTCTAAATTGCAGAATATAGAAACCAACTGACGTGATATAAATAATTCGTCTTCACTATCTTTTGTTGATTTTATAAACCTTTGGTATTGTGATAATTTAATCTCGCTTAAATTAGATGGTATCTTTATCTTTAGCTTCATAATTATATAACGTAAAAAGTTAGTTTTTGTTAATTAGCGAATGTCGTAGCTTCCTCTGTTTGGATTTGCCAAATGATAAAATACATTGTATCTAATTGCATCGATTGCGTGATTGTACTTATCTATGTACAAATTAGAGCCTTTGTCAGCAAACACAAAGTTGTTTAATTCTTTAGCTATGTTTTGGCTGTTTGATTCTACTATGATTTCAAAATCTTGCATCAAAGCAATTCCAGCGCTAATACTGCCAGCGCCTTTTTCAGTACCTTTAATATTACAGCCTTTAGATTTTAGCTCAGTTATTAAACGAGGTTCAGCACTATCTGCAATTATAAGATTTGCTTGTGCGTGTATTAAATTAATTTGTGCAATTTCGCTTGTGGTTAGTTTTGGCTTGTATAATAATTCTTTGACGTATATTTTTCTTTTGCTCTTATCTATTGCCACTTCTATTAAAGTTGTGGGGTCGATACTAAATCCAAAATCCTGTCCAAAAGATACCTGTAAATTATCAGGATTAAAATCTCCAAACTTCCAATTTGCAAATACAACACCCTCCGCTTTGTCCAACCAGCCACCCAAAATGACGTGATTAAACTTTTTAATATTGGTTTGTTTTACACGTTCAATTTCATCAATAAAACTTTGATGCAAGTTCTGTAAATTATCTAAATATGTTGTATGGATATAAGTAACATTTCCTTTTACACCATTAAACCCTTGCTTTACTCCAGCTTCTTCAAAAAACCTTTTGTATATCCAATGTTCTTTTGTGGCTGGATTAAGAATTAGTATCACTCTGTTTTGTACGCCCTTTTGACGAACCGACAAATTGATTTTATCAAATATGGTTTCGTCTGTTAGTTCTTCTGCTTCGTCTAATATCCAAGTGGTAACACCTTGCAGTGATTTAAGGTTTGCTGTTTGGTCGCCTGAAGACGTTTTAAGACCTTTAAATATTATTTCGCTTCCTGATACCTTGTTTACTATTTCGCTTCTATTAACGTCGAATGAACCGTTTAATTTTAGTAATTCTATTTTCTCTTGAAACTCTGGAATAATAGAAAGGTTTGCAGAGGTCATTGTCTGACGTGTGAATAGTATTTTATGGTTTGCGTTAAATGATAAAAGGCTGGCAAATCTGCCAACCTCGAAAGACTTACCGCTTCCACGCCCTCCTGTTAAAATAAAAAAACGTGTGTTCTTACCTAATGCGTTCCATTTACTACTATGTTTCGTCAGCATATAATTCCTTAATTACATCAAATCCATTCTCAAAGGTATGGTTATTGTCTACTATTGCTTTAGGTTTGCCGTACATATACTCAAAGAATAATTTAACAGCCCAGCCTTGCTCATCTTTTAAAGCGTTTTTAAGAGCCTTATATCCATCGTCTGCTAAAGGAGTAAGCCTTTCAATTAACGCTTGCTCTTCTACTTTAGGTTTGCGCCCTGAGTTCTTATGCCCGCCGTTATTTTTTCTGCCGTCTTCCATTTTTGTCTGTTCCTAATGTATTATAACTTGTACCTCCGTCAATAGGATTTACGTTTTTATCACAAATACCTATAATTCCTGTTAATTTTGGCATTTTTTTGTCTACGTAAGAAAACATTAGGTATTGATTTTCTATTTGTTTATTTATTTTAATGCGTAATTCTAATATAAGTTTATCCTCTGTCATAATTGAAAAAGATTGTTAATGATTAATTGAATTGTTGTATATTTCTAAATCTATTGACGAATACGTTTGTTTTTTAATTCCAAAATCATTAACATAAGAAACAACGTACTCTAAAATATTACCCAAATTTACAAATCTTTGTTCAAATATGCTTTGTGGTTTTATATTATGTTCAGTTCTTGTTTCTAATATAAATTTTCTATTTGTCATAAACGGTGTTAATCATTTGAATGTATTTTTTCCAAATACCAGCATCACAATTTGAACAAGGTTTAACAGACATATTTAAAACGTCTTTTAATAGCCTAACGATTAATAACTGATGCTCTAATACTATTTCGTTTTGGTTCTCTCTGTCAATAAAAGAATCCCATAAATCTTTATCTTCTTGTTTAAACTCATTAGGACAATGTTTTTTAAAAAAGTATTCTAACTGATGCCCTACAATGTTTAAAGTTTCCTTTCTTTTGTTGCAATCCTCACAATCTCCCACGAGTTTTTTAATTCCTGTTGCTTTTGTGATGTCCTCGACTAAATCGCCAAGCCCTTTTTTATACTGCTTATATTCTTTAGAACGCTTGTCTAATTTACTATAATCTATTTCGCTCATTTTTTAATTTTTTATAACCGTTTGTTTCTTTCAGCTTACTAATAGCCTTTTGCTTTTGGTAATGTAATTTCACGTGCGACATATTAAGCGCTTCCGAAGTTTTACGCAGTGATTTTTCGTGGGTGTGTAATAATATCTCCCTATCAAAGAAACCAATCTCGTTTAGTATGTCGTTTATTTCAGTTCTTAATTCAGTGGTATTATCTTCTATATTTTTAACCTTAATATTGTCTAAAGGTATTGTTTTTTTCTTATGCCTTAGATAGTCGATAAACAAGTGATAAATCATATACGATACATAGTGGGTGTTATATTCTTTTTTGTCTAAAGAATACATTTTAACATACATATCGTTTACGAGGTCATCAGCTATTGATTTGTCTCCACATATTTTTAAAGCTATCTTTCGCCATACAATATCATTATCCGAAAGTTTCTTTAATATGTGTTCCATTTACACAAAAATATAAAAAATTATTTAATAACCTAATAATTAATGCTTTATTTTATACCTAATACAAAACATAATATCACAGCGCAGCAAATCAAAGATGCCACTAATATCGTTACTGTAAAAGCTATTGCATTGTAAACTTTATTTTTACTCCCTGTTAATTTTTCCATTGTTTTATTTTTAACTGTCTTCTTTTTTGCAATAGTTGGGTATTTATTTTGTTATTGTTGTTATAAAATATATCAGCATTGTTGTTATACGGTTGTTGTAATCACATTAAAACGTGTTACAACACGGTATATAAATAATGCTAGTGTGTACCGTCTATTAATGAAATTCCGTGTTCTAAACCACAAATAA